ATATTTTGTTAGCAGTTTACTCGTTGTATGGAATAGTACTAGGGCGACTACGAAAACAACAAAGGGTTTAGTACTGCCATTCACAAGGAGATTTAGGTTACCCGTTCCAACAATCATCCGTATTTATTAGGCTATTGAAGTTTGGCAACTTATGTAGATTTGCAACTACTATATAAAGATAACGATATTTTTCATTTTTGTTTTATTCTTCTGTAAACAACTTATTAACAAAAACAGAAAGCATTGATTTTCGTTATCATAGTATGATAAAGGAATATAAACTGTCTGTACCTCAATCATTGGCAGGAATAAACCTTAGACAGTATCAACAGTATCTAAAGATACTAGATAAATGGGATAAGGAAGATGAGGTATATATAAAGACAAAGATGCTGCAGATATTCTGTGGATTAGAGATTGAAGATACATTTAAGATTCCCTTAAACAACTTTGATTTCGCTATTGATGTAATAAACAAGTGTTTTAAGGAAGAGACACCTTTAGTGCCTAGATTTAGTATGTCAGCCACAGATGAGTATGGAGAAGAGACGGTTGTTGAGTTTGGTTTTATACCAAAGCTAGACGAGATGACATTTGGTGAGTTCATTGATTTAGATGGGTATATCTCAGATTGGGATAAGATGCATAAAGCAATGGCTGTATTGTTTAGACCAGTAATCTTTAAGAAGAATGAGTTCTATAGGGTTATGGATTATGAAGGCAGTCACAAGTATTCTGATGTTATGTTAGATATGCCAGTAAATGTAGCGATAGGTGCTATGGTTTTTTTTTATCGTTTAGGGAACAAATTACCGAACTATACTCTGGGTTATTTACAGAAGCAACTGAAGCAGAAGGAAATTCAACCTCAGCTCAAGCGAATTTTGGAAAAAAATGGGGTTGGTATCAATCAATATTTACAATCGCTCAAGAAGATGCAGCAAAGATTGACCAAGCTACAAAACTACCAGTACATACCTGTATGATGTATTTGGAGTATATAAAAGATAAAACAACAATAGAGAATGCTTTAATAAAAAAGGCATATAAAAAATAGATATGACACAAGTATACGACTTATTAGATAAGATTAAGGATGAGTTACGAGCTAACAATCATGTAAACACAGTTAGTTTTGGTGATATTACACAAATTAACTTAGATAAAACAGATATATTCCCAATAACACACCTAAATATATCTAATGTGGTTATAAACGAAAGGTTTATGACAATTACATTACAAGTATTATGCTCTGATATACTAGACTACAATAAAGAAGACTACGGAACGGATGTTTTTTATGGTAATGACAACTTACAAGACATACTAAACACACAATTACAAGTAGTCAATCTAATTTACTCTAAATTAAAGAGAGGTAGTTTAAGAGTAGCAGGATTACAGGTTGATGAAGACATAAGCTGCCAGCCTTTCAAGGAAAGATTTGAGAACGAGCTAGCTGGATGGGAAGCAGAAATAAATATAAAGATGTCTAACAATATAAGTGCTTGCTAATGAACAAGGAGCAGTTATTAAAAAGAGTGTTGGACAAAATAGGCAAAGAAGCTATAGATAGGCTTAAAATCGCCATAACAACACCTATAAACGGCAAACCTTTAAATGCTTCTTCTCGTTTAAAAAACACAATGAGTTCTGAAGTTGTTGGAAACACCGTAAATATATATATGGCTAAGTATGCTATGGATGTTGAAAAAGGATTAAAGCCTAGAAAAAACATGAAGCCATCTAAAGGTTTTGTTAGCAATATACAAGACTGGATGAAATTTAAAGGCATTCTTCCTGAAAACGGAAGAAGCACTTTGCAATCAGCAAATGCAATTGCTCAAAGCATATACAACAGAGGAACAATAAAAAGACTAGGTTATGCTGGAGCTAGATTTATAGATAGAGCAGTTAATAATGCTATGAATCAATTTGATTCTGATTTATTAGAAGCTTTTACAATAGATTTACAAAAAGAATTAGATAAAATAAAATAAAATAAAAACAAATGGCTAAAATAAACGTAAGAAGCCCATATTTTGTAAACATATTTGATGCAAACTTAGCATCTGCAAAATTAGACATAGAAATATACACAGGAGCAGAACATACATCTCCACACACATTGTCTCCAACCTACACACTAACCTCTACAGCAGCAGGTCAAGCAGGTTTTTATGTAAACTTTGAGATAAGTGCTTTAATAAAAGATTACCTAGCAACAGGTTTTGACGGACACTATACCCCTACGACTTCTATACATACTACTATAAATGTAGATTATCAAGTAACAAAGACATTAACAAATAATACTAGCACTGTAGAAACAGCTGTTTTAGGATTAAGAGCATTTGATGGATATGGTTATTTTGAAGAAGGTGCAAATCCACAGTTAGTACAAGGATTATTAATTAGCAACAAAATTATTATAAAACCAGATGACGCTCCTTTGCGTTTTCCTGTAGATGCTAACAACACTACATCTGTATCTTTCTTCTCTAAAGGACAAGAAATATATACACAAGCTGTAGCAGACCAAACAAGTTCTATTAACTGGGTAAAATACATAACAAATGAATCACAAGCAGGAGCAGATGGTTTTGAAGACAGAGTGTTAGAAGACGGAGGTACTTTTGAGAACAGTCAATGCCTAAACAACTTTTTAGCACAGTTTGGTGTGTATGGCGTAGATACGGTATATGTAAACGCAACAGAAGGTGTGACAAAGCTAGAAATAAGAAATATAGAAGAATGTAAGTTTACTCCATACAAAATGGTGTTTGTGAATAAGTATGGTGCTTTGCAAGACCTATGGATGTTTAAGAGAAGTAATTTATCTATGAAGAAAGAAGACGAAACATTTAGGTCGTCTACTTTAATATCTACTTTAGGAACATACAATACTTATGAGCATCAGGACAAAACATTTAACATAAATGCAAAAGAAAGTTTATCATTAAACACTGGTTTTTATCCAGAAGAATACAACGAGGTGTTTAGACAATTTACATTGAGCGAAAGAGTTTGGATAGAATATGACAACAAAACATTACCTGTTACAGTAAAGTCTAGCGACTTCTCTTTCCAAACAAAACTAAACGACAAACTAATAAATTATACTATAGAGGTAGAGTTTTCATTTGATAAAATAAATAGTGTAAGATAATGCGTAGACAAGTAGAGTTATATATAAGTGATAGAGAAATAAATCCACAGAATTTATTAGAGATTCCTTACTATCAAAGAATGGATTTGTTTGAGGAAGAATCTATAAATATAACTATGACTATAAAAGATGCAAAAGATATTGCAAAGTTATTTACAGATTACTCACAACAATTTAATTTACCAGCTAGTAGAAATAACAATAAGATATTTAAACATTACTACAACTTTGATATAGATAATGGTTTTGATGCTAGAGTAAAAAGAGACGCTTTAATAAAAATAAACGGAGAAGATTATAGAATTGGTTTTATAAGCTTAAATGATGTTAGCATGAAGAAGCAACAACCGTTTTCATATAAAGTAGTTTTCTACGGTAAAACTATAAACATGAAAAGATTGTTTGGTGATGACGAGTTAAGTTCTTTGCCTGATGATGTAGGTTCATATTTAAATGCATTTAATCACCCTTATTCTAACACAATTGCACAACAATTTTTTACAGCAGGTAAAAATAAAGCTGGAGTAGGATTACAACCTAATATTGACCTTACAGGAGGTGATATATGCTATCCTTTTGTAAGTGGTAAATCTCATTACTATTACGATTCTGGAAGCAATGCTCCTTCATTTAAAACAGATACTCCTTCTAGGAATGTAAAAACATCTGGAAACAATAAAGGATTATCCATGGTAGATTTTAAACCTGCTATTAGAGTATGTCACATAATAAAAGCAATAGAAGAAAAATATAATATCACCTTTACTACAGATTTTTTTGCTTATGATGATAGTGGTAATTTTGGTAGCAATATAAACAACGCTTTTTACTATCTATATCTTTGGCTTCATAGAGAAGCAGGTGACTTAGCAACACAAATAGGTGAAAGCGAATTATCTATAAATCTAAGCCAATACACTTTTACAAATACTTCTCCTACAGGAAATGCAGACCCTAGAAGTGGTACAAACAATAAAGATTTAGTTTCTAGTATAACAGGAACAACTAGTGGTCAAAGAACTTGGGTTTATTATAAATATATAGTTACTGTAACTCCAGTTGGAGGAGTTGGAAGTACTTATAGCCTGGAGATGTTAGATTCTCAAACAGGAAAAACTATAAATCCAGCTTCAGTTACTACAAATTTGGATGGAGGTGCTACAGGCTCTACAACAGCTACTTTTGTTATAGCAGTAAATCAAAGTAGTCTTTTTCCAAAAGTACAAGTTTTTACACCAATACTAAAAGTAAAAACAGTAGGAGGTATTACAGCTATTACAATAAATTCATTAAAAATAGAAAAATATACAGATGAAATATTATCTTCTTTTACAGGAACTCCAACTACTATAAGCACTTCTCATTATGATGCTAATTACACTATAACAAATCCAGATACCTCTAATAGCAGATTTTCTGTTTCTTCAGGAATATCTATGTCTGCTAACATGCCTAAAATAAAAGTTATAGATTTCTTAATGAATATATTTAAGATGTTTAATCTAGTAGCCTTTTTTGATGACAGAAGAATATTGCCAAATGGAAATACAAATACTGACTTTGGTAAAATAAAAGTTATGACCTTAGATGATTTTTATTCTGAAGGAGTCAACTACGATATAACAGAATATTTATATACAGATAAGCATAGTGTTAGTAAAGCAAATATATATTCTGAGATTAACTTTAATTATAGCGACCCTTCTACTTTCGCAATAATACATAGCAACGAGATAACAGGTGATGAGTTTGGTAATGAAAGACTAAACAATAGAAGTGATGAAATAGACAGCCCACTTGCTTTTGATGGTGGCAAGTATGATGTAGACATAGGCTTTGAACATATCATGTTTGAGAGAATGAGTGACCAATCTGGTGATGAAGAGCTTACTACTATTCAATCAGGATGGATGGTTAGTGAAGACGAAAATCCTGTATTAAGTAAACCTTTAGTTTTTTATTGTCACAAACACTTTACTACTTCAGAATATGAAATGAAAACTACTGACAATACTACAATAACGTCATACATAAGACCTGCAAATACTTTAACAACATCCACTACTAATTTACAAAGCATACATTTTGGAGAAGAAGATGATGAATATTTTTACCCTACTAATTTGCCTAACGGAGAAAGTTTGTTTACTAATTACTATTCTAGATATGTAACTGCAATATATGATAATAAATCTAGGTTGTCTTTC